AGCTTGGCAAAATAGGCTTGCGCCGCCGCTACGCGCGGATTGCTGATATTCCCATTCATCACGGTTAAGTAACAGGCAAACCGCGTCAATTTAATGTCATTGTCGCAATTATGTGAGACCGTCTGAATAAAGTTTTCAGTAATTGGAATATCCAACTGAAAGCAGACGGAATGGGCGCGGTTGATTGCTTTTAGGATGGCCTGCATATCGGTGTAGCCAAGCATCATTGCCAAGTCTGAGGCATACCAAAAGGTGTTGTCATCGGATTGGGCAAAGCTGTCAAATGCTACTGTAGATTGAGGGGAAAATACGGCAAGCTGGTGTGTCATATCGCAATTAAATTTAGTCATTTTTCAAACTCTTATTTTATCATAAAATGTTGTTTTATAATGATGATTTACACTTAAATCAAACCATCACGCTCCACCAAAACACGCGCCCAATGACCGACAGGTCGTCTAAGCTCGCTTCTTCGTCTGGATATTCCGACTGATTGTAGCTTCTGATTCTGACTTTGTTTTCCGGCAGCTTGTGCAAAATCTTGGTACGCAATAGGCCGCCGTGATTGATGGCATAAATCTGCCCATCACGGATATTCTTGCTGCCGGTATCAATGCCCAATGTTGCGCCGCTCGGAAATACCGGCTCCATGCTATCGCCGTCCGCCATTACGCAAACCACGTTTTCAGGGCTAATACCGTGCTTTCTGAGCGTGTTACGCGAGAAACGCAGTTTATAGCCGTTGTAGTCCTCTATGTCGTCCGCAAAGCCGTTTCCGGCTGATAGCTTGATTTCCTTGTACAGTGGGGCTTCGCAATCATCTTCAGATAACGGCGTGTTGTTGTCCCATTCGTCAATCTTGCCAAGCGGCAGGGCGTTTGATTGCGGCTGTTTAATTGCCGCCATTTCTCCCTCTCCTGTCTCTACCCATGCAACTGATACGCCGATGACTTTGGCGGCGTTTACTAGTCCGCTCGCTGATACGCCTCTAGTCTCCCAATTCTTAACGACTTGAGGGGATACATTCAACAATCTAGCCAAATTTGACTGCCCGGAAACGCCTTTTAGCTTCTCGGCGGCTTCATACAATCTCGCTGTTTTTACGTCCATTTTTTACTCCCAAATTTGTTTTATATATTTTGCACTATTTAAACATCTTGTTGTTAAACAAGTGTTGACAAATGTTTTAACATAGTGTTTAATTACGGTAAATGATTTTAAACACAGGGTTTGATATGGATAAACAAATTGAGCAGGATAAATTACTACTCAAATCGCTTGGGGGCTACTCGGAAGTAGCAAGAATGCTTGAGACAAGTCCGCAGCGAGTTTTCAACTGGAGTAGGCGAGGGATTCCGGCTTCTGTGAAGCTAGAGCATAAAGAATTGTTCTTGAAAGAATTTTCAGGACGTAGAAAAAGGAAAACCCCACGCGGTAACGTGGGGCAGGGTTGAGGCACGAAGCCTGCAACAAAAGGAGTAAACATGATAGACCAAAAACAAACGCAATGCAAGCGGATTGTCGATTATATCCGCGCAAATGGGCATATCACATCGTTAGTTGCGTATAAAGAGCTAGGAGTTACTCAGTTATGCGCTCGAATCTTTGATTTAGAAAGTCTCGGTTTTATTTTCAATAAACCGCGATTCAAGGTTGGAAATTGTAAGAATCCGATTACTCACTATTCGATTGCCGAATCAGGATTTGAGCCGTGGTACATGGAAGAGGAGGAATGGGGATGACAATTGATAGATTTATCCCAAACAGTTTTCAGATTTCAAACGCGGTTATCGATGAATACCTGTCGAAGATGAGCGGCAACGCGTGGAAATGCTACGGCTTGATTGTTCGGAAAACAAGAGGCTGGCAGAAAACACATGACAGTCTTTCGATTTCTCAGATTCAAAAATTTACCGGAATCAAGTCAGAAAAAACGGTTGAGAAAGCTATTAACGAACTGGTCGAATTAGGGCTGATTGGCAAGCAAAGCAGATTCGGTTTACCCAACGAATATTTTTTAATTTCAGACCCAAAAAATGGGGTAACACCACCCCCAAAAAATGGGGTAACACCACCCCCAAAAAATGGGGGCCACATAAATACAAAAAACAAAAAACAAATATCTACTAACGTAGATATTAATACAGCGCCCGAAAAAACAGCGAAAAAACAGACCAAGCACGAAGCCGATTTATCACTGTTGGCAGAGCATGGGATAACAGGGCAAATCGCTGAAGACTTTTTGACAATCCGAAAAGCAAAACGCCAGCCGCTGACTGCGACGGCTATGCGACTGATTGCAAGTGAGGCTCAAAAAGTTGGCATGACGGCATTTCAGGCAGTTGTTTTTTCCATTGGTAACGGTTGGGGAAGTTTCCGCGCGGATTGGGTCAGGAATAAAACCTTTGGCAAACAGTCAGGCGGAAATGGTGGCTTAACCCACAACATGACGGCTGATGTACTGGACGGCAAAGTATACGGCGATCAGCCGACAACAGATTTCTAAGGGGTGGATATGGCTTTGAAAAGTACCGCCGATTTTTTAAAAAACTATGGCAACGCCAAAACGGAGACACGCAAATGCACGGAGCATGGTCAGTATTTGGCGAAAAGTGTTTTCCGCAATGTTTGGACTGGTTGCCCGATTTGCGGAAAGCTGAAAGCGGCAAAAGAAGCTGTTGAATATGCTGAACGCCTTGTTAGTGAGTTAAAGCAAGATGAAATGTCAAAACGCATTGGGCGATCAGGCATTGCGGAACGGTTTAAAAACTGCCGAATTGAAAATTTCAAGGTCGATGAAAGCGTGATTGGAATGGCAAGGGCAAAATCTGCCGCCGCCGACTATGCGGAAAACTTCGATGATGTTTTGCAGACCGGGCGGAACATGATTTTTTCAGGCAAGCGTGGCACTGGGAAAAATCATTTGGCCTGTGGCATTGCTCACAAGGTTATCGAATCGGGTCGCAGTGCAGTTGTGATTACTGTCGGCGATATGTTGCAGACCGTAAAAGACAGTTTCAACGGCGGCAGTGAAAAAGAGGCGGTCGGTGTGTTTGTGAAGCCCGATTTGCTGGTGCTTGATGAATTTGGCGCGGGGAACCTGTCAGAAACGGATGGTCGGATTTTGTTTTCAGTCATTAATGGCCGATACGAGCGGCTTATGCCAACGTTGGTGTTAACTAACTTATCGGCTAAAGATTTCCGCGAAAACGTTGATGCCCGAATCAGAGACCGCTTGAGAGATGGCGGCGGCAAGTTGATACCGTTTGACTGGGATAGTTACCGTGCGTGAAACCTGCTTTTACTGCAAATACGCAAACTTCCAATCAGAGGCCAATACGCCGATGAGAGGATTTGCAAAATGCGAGAAATCGCAAACGTCTGAGCAACGGGCGAGCTTCTACTTCGGAGGCTATAAGTGCGACAAGGGCGATTACTGGAGCGGCGGAAGTGCTTTCCAGCCTGCCGATGAAATCGTGATTCAAAAACGGCGCGAAAAATTTGAAGAATGGTGCAACAAAAGGAAATGACGAAATGAGAATTTTAGCTTTATTTGACGATGGGAACGGCAGTGTGAAAAAGGCACTACCAGACCACGAGGTCGTATCAGTAGGAATCGGCAACGCCGATATTGTGATGGATTTATCAGACCTGAAGAATATTAAAAAGCTGGTCGATATGCACAAAGAAAACCCATTCGACCTGCTGATGGCAAGCCCGCCGTGTGAATCTTGGAGCTTCGCAACAGCAGGCGATAACGGAAATGCTTATCGAGATAAAAACAGCCTGGCATTACGAACTTTTCAAAACTGGAAAAAACACCCGTATGTGTCAGTCCGTAAATTGGTTGAGCGTAACGCGCCTGAAATTCCTGCTGTCTATTCCAGATATTTGAGAAAGGGAGTGAACGGCGATTTAACAGCGTTATTCACGGCTGAATTAGTTAAGGCCTTGGGAATCCCGTTTGTTATCGAGAATCCTCAATCATCAATGATTTTTGACAAGTTGGAGCGTGAGGGTTTGAGTTTTGTGAAGAATGTAGCCTGTTACGCCGCATATAGCGATGACTTTCCGCTTAAAAGAACTGGCTTTGCTTCGGGTGTATCGATGAATTTAAAACAGGCGAAGCGCGCGAAATTTGCATTTGGCGATTGGAAAGGAAGCCGTCATATCGTGCGGTCATCTATCCCTGAAGATTTAATAAAACACATTGTCAGTCACTTTTAACGAGGAAAACGGAAAATGAAAAACTGGTTAATCGGGAAATTGGGCGGCGTGCCTAAGCAAACCTACATGGACGATATTGATACCTACGGTGCAATGTTGGATATGTACGCCAATCAGTTTTACAAGCTGGAGCAGGAAAACGCAGGCATGAAAGCCGAAAAAGCCGAAATGGAAAAGGCGGCGGAAATGGTCAGCGCGAACCTGTCTGAAACAATCAGCCGTCTGAACGATGAAAAACGCACTTCCAACGGCTTGATGGCAAAAATGACCGCTCAAGCTCAGAAAATCGAAGAACTGCAAGCGGAAATCGAAGCGAAGAACGCAGAGCTTGCAAGGGTTAAATCAGAGATTATCGCAATCTCGAAAGTTAAAGCAGATACGACACTGAAAGCAGAAAACCAACGTCTGAAAGCTGAATTGGAACTGTTGAAAAGAAGAAAGGGAAGAAAATGATGACTTTGTTTCTTATCGGGCTTGGTGCAATAGCGGCGCTGATCGCAATCACTATTTTGGTAGATATGCCGCCGATTGATGAATTTGGACAACGAGAAAAGGAGTAGGGGGAATGGAAACGCGCAAATGCTCAGGATGTGAAGAAAGAAAGCCAATCAGCGAGTTTTATAAAAAAGGCTTTAACAAACAGGGGATTCAGCAATACAGCAGCAGATGCCGGCAGTGTCAGGCTGAATATCACGCGAAATACTATGCGGTCAAGAAGCCAAAATTGCCCGGTACGCGCCAGAGGGCGAAAGAGTTTACAGACGCAGACGAAGAACGACTGTTCTCAGCCAAGCGCGGCGCGGTAAGCATGAGTATTTCAGCAGAGCTTGCAAACGAGGCTTGCCCGCAATTAGACCCGCAATACTGGCCTATCGGCGTGGCGGAAAGCATTTACAAACAATTCGGCATGGAATGGAGCTACTTATGAAGCTTGCAGTATTTTTGATTTGTGTATCGGTCGTAGTGTTGGCGATTGGCTTTGTCGAATGGGTCGCCAAGAAAGTACGTAACCAAGACGATGATTGGGGTGGTCATTGGCCGTATTAATCCCGATTGAGCAAATAGTAGAGGCGGCGGAAAGGGCAAATGTTCTTTCCCTGCCTTACCCGATAAGCACTAACCGATATTGGAAAACGTTTAGAAATAGGCAGGTATTAAGCAAGGAGGCGAAGTTATACAAGCTTTGTGTTTCCCATGCGGCAGAAAAGGCAGGTTTTAAGCCGTCTGAAAAAGACGTAATCCTGTTTGTCAGCCTAGTGCCGAAGATGAATAAGGACGGCACGGCAAGCAAAGTAATACTTGACCTTGATAACTGCTTAAAAGTCGCTGTCGATGCCTTGCAAGGTGTTGTCTATCACAACGACAACCAAGTCAAATTTATTTTATCAACATATTCAAGCGAGCCAAGAGAGGACGGCGGACTTGATATAGGAATTGCGGAGATTTAAGAAGTGGTTAAAATTTTTTCGATTGTTTCGTCATTAATTTTTCTTCACTTTGGTTATTTTGTAGCCAAAATTTTAATCAAATTAGATTTAACCAAAAAATTAACCATTAAGCTTGATAGTGAAAATATAACGACAATCACGCCGATGTATTTTTTTGTTGTCGCATGGTTTTTAATGACCTGGGGTGTTTTGCTTTTGTCATTCTTCCTGCATGGGGAAGTGCATAAATGAGCAAAACCAAAAAGGAAAAGAAGCACCTTGAGCGCGTGGCTTCTATCGGTTGTATCGTCTGCCGTAACAGTGGGCGATACGACATACCGGCAGAGGTACACCATATCCGAAACGGTGCAGGGATAGGACGGCGGAACAGCCATTTTGAGACGATTCCGCTATGCCCTGCACATCATCGGACTGGTGGGGTAGGGATAGCCTTTCACGCAGCGCCGCGAACGTTTGAGAGCCTATACGGCACGGAGCGAGAGTTATTGCAACAGGTTCGGGAGATTTTAAGTAGCTAAATGGAAAACGTATCTTACAAGCTGACGAAAGACAACAAGCGGCCATTGATGACGACCATCTACAACAATCTAGGCGTATGGCTGGAATCAAACGCAGAGCTTGAAGTGTGTATCAGGCCGTACAAATCCAAACGGAGCGTCGAGCAAAACCGCCGTCTTTGGAAAATCTACGGCGAACTAGCGGATAAGGCATGGGTAAACGGCAGACGATACAGCGCGGAAACGTGGCACGAGTATTGCAAAGGAATGTTTCTAGGCTATGAGTTAAAGGCCATGCCTGACGGAAGCGAGCTTAAAACGCCAATCAGCACGACAACGCTAAACACGGCAGAGATGACAGACTATCAAAACCGCTTGCAGGCGTGGGCGGCAGGAAACTTCGGGTTAATTTGGGAATTTTAAGGGGTGGGGAATGTATCACACGGTTGAGCAGGTTTTGGCGGATGTTTATAAAATCAGGGGGGTGAGAATGGAGCCGTTGAACAACACGGCTTCTGTTTGCGCTTGGTGCGAAAGCAAAGGCGTTACAGGCGGCGGTGGCGATTTGACGCAGGCAGAGACACACGCAAACGCGGCGATGATTATCAGCCGTATTGAGCGCGTATTAAACCGCTACGAGCTTGCAGTAGTGGAGTGTAAATACAGCGAGGACTTGAGCGGAATTGTTGATATTACCGCCTATATTGAGCAACAGAACGAGGGCGTGAACTTGCTGATATGTGATGCGCTGGTGTTGAATATCTTAAGGGAAGTTCCAAAGCAGGTGGAGATTATGGACAAGTACGATATTAGTAAAATGACATTATGGCGACACTCGAAAAAAGTAAGCAAACAAATTGCCAAACTGGAAGAGGCTATTCAAATAAAACTCTATGACGAGTTTAAACACTGTGGCATAATTTAATAACACTCTTTATCACAAAAGGAAAACAACATGAAGAAACTATTACTGACTGCTATTGTCGCAGGATTGCTGACTGCTTGTGCGGCGGCGATTGAGCCAAGCCAACAGCAATTAGCCGCTGCGACCTATCCCGACCCAATGCCGCCAAGCCAGTTTGAGAAAGCAATCAAGGAATGGGCGGTTGATAACCTTGTTGACCCTGATTCTATGAATATTCGCAGCGTTGATACAACACCAGCGCGTAAAGGTTGGATTGCGGTTTGTACGAAAATTGACCCGTCAATGGGTAATTGCATGACGCGTATGTTTTACTTTGGCCATATCTTCAATGCGCGTATTAATGCGAAAAATCAGCATGGCGGATATACAGGCTTTAAAGACTACGCCTTTGTTGTGCGTGGGGACCAAATCAGTTATGGCGTTGAAACTGAAAAAATTTCTAATATGAAATTGTTCTAATCTGTTGACGTGATGTTACCTTTTATGTACAATTATGCTATAGTTTGGAAATAGCTATATAAACCGCCTTTATAGGGCGGTTTTTTGCATTTCAAGATAGCCTGTGATTCAGGCACACCGATAACAAAACGCGGCGCAAGTGAAACGCGTTTGCCCGACCTAATGGTTGTCATGCATGACAGACTATAAAGCGGTTCTTGCACCTATTCGCCCTATGCCTTGACGGTGTAGGGCGTTCCATTTTTCCTGTGAGTCGAGTGTGTTTAGCCGTCTAATTCTGAGAAGGGTCGGAGTTAGACGGTTTCTTTTTTAGAGGAGGGTTTATGAGCGACACAAAACGCAAAACAGGCCGTCCGAGTAAATACAGCGACGAGATGGCAGAAAAGATATGCGAGAAAATCGCAAACGGCAGAAGCTTGCGCTCAATATGCGCTGAGGACGGTATGCCTACAACATCAACCGTGTGTAAGTGGCTGATTGAGAATAAAGAGTTTTCGGAACAATACGCGCGCGCGAGAGAGAAACAGGCGGACTATTTCGCAGAAGAAATTATCGAGATTGCCGACAGTGCAGAAGCAGAGAGCGCGGCAGTTTCAAAAGCCAAATTGCAGATAGACGCGCGAAAATGGGCGGCTTCCAAGATTGCGCCTAAAAAATACGGCGATAAGCAAGAAATTGACGTTAAATCGAGCGATGGCAGTATGAGGCCGTCTGTACGTCTGGACGCTGCAGAGTTTCGCAAGATTGCCGAAGATGTTTTGAGCAAGGTTTAGCATAAAATGCTAATCCTATGGGAGGCTATATTGCCATTTTTATGCAATTTTCCAAAGGAATTTAAAATAAAATGGCACTAGAGCAATTCAATGAGGCTGAAATTTCGGTAATTCGCGATTTAAGCTCAATCAACCTGTATATGTTCACACGGTGGATGTTCCGCGAACGGAGAGGCTATCAGTGGACGCAGGCAAGACACCACGCCTTAATCTGTAAAGCACTTGAGCGTGTTTTCAACGGCGAGACAAAACGCCTGATTATCAATATTCCGCCGCGCTACTCGAAAACAGAGATTGCGGTAGTGAATTTCATTGCGTGGGCGATGGGGCGTGTACCGGACAGCGAGTTTATTCATGCGAGCTATTCGGCTACATTGGCCGTCAATAACTCAGTGCAAATCCGAAACCTGTTGCAGCACGAAGAATACCGGGCGATATTTCCCGGTGTTGAGCTTGCAAGCGAGAGTAGCCATCACTGGAAGACGACTGCCGGCGGCGTGATGTATGCAACAGGTACAGGCGGCACGATTACAGGCTTTGGTGCAGGCAAGCACCGAGACGGTTTTGGCGGGGCGCTAATTTTGGACGACCTCCATAAGGCTGACGAAGCCCGAAGCGAGGTTAGACGGCAGAACGTTATCGACTGGTTTCAGAATACGCTCGAATCTCGTAAAAACAGCATTAACACGCCTATTGTCGTGATTATGCAGAGGTTGCATGAGAAAGATATTGCAGGCTGGTTGCTTGATGGCGGTAACGGCGAAGAGTGGGAACACCTTTGCCTGCCAGCTATCCAAGACGACGGCACAGCGTTATGGCCTGAAAAGCACGATATCGAAACACTGCGCCGAATGGAGCAAGCCGCGCCGTATGTTTTTGCCGGGCAGTATTTGCAAAAACCTGCACCGCCTGATGGTGGTACGTTTAAGCCCGACAATCTGCAATTTGTGAAAGCATTGCCTGCTGGTAATATTCGATGGGTTCGCGCGTGGGACTTGGCGTCCACTGCGAACGACGGCGACTACACGGCAGGCGGGAGGCTT